TCATCATCAGGAATCTCATCCCATACGGGAGGGCCAAGAGGATTTACTGTTAAGGCAACTGCATCAGTAAAAACTTGTTCACCACCTGCACCGCTATAAGATCGTATTCGACAACGTACAACACCATTATCTTCATCAAGAGTTGATTGCAGAACTAAGGTGTCTGTTGATTGTGTTCCATTTTCTACATCAGATAATTCAGTATGTGCAGGTTGCCAACCGTTACCAATATCAGCTTGCCAGAGGTAATCAAAAACATTTGTATTTGGGTGTGATACTTCTACAGTAAATTCACCACCATTAGGTTCATCAACAATTAAAGGTACAGGTTGAGTATCTATATCAGCTGCTGTTCTTACTGTAGTCCATTCAAAAGTAGTCTGTTCAGTACCACCATTATTAGTAACACCCACAGTAATATCTTGTGTTCCAAGAGCAGTGAATGGAACAGTTAATAATCCAACACCATCTACTGAACCAACATCAGTAGTCCAGTCAGTTAATGGAGTATTAGAAGTTACAAAAGGAACAAGATTTAAATCAACAGGATGATCTCTGTCATCGTTTACTTGTTCAGGAATCTCATCCCAGATAGGAGGAAGTTCTTCATAGACTGTCCATATGAAGGTATTACTGTTGGCACTACCAAAAGAATTTTCTACATAGCAGGTCATGCTGTGGTCACCAAGATCAGTACCACCAGCTATTGTTACTAAGCCTGCTCCATCAATTGTTATTCCTGCTGGATTTCCACTTAAAGCCCATCCAGTAAGACCAGCTCCCAAGAGAATGTAGTCATTCATGTCTACAGAATCAGGAAGATCTGTATCTAAGAATTGAAGATCAGGAACTGTATCCCATTCAGGTTCATCACCACTGAGAGTTATTTCCCAATCAAATGGTGCAGATGGAGATACACCATCATCATTTTCTGCTGTAACTGTAATGGACAGAGTACCTACTGGAGTTCCTTGTGGAATAACTAATATTCCATCTGCAGTGATACTGCCTTCAGTAGTAGTCCAATCAGTAATAGGTAGAAATGAAGTTACATAATCCTTCATATCCAACTGATCTGGTAACTGACTGTCTGGTGTAGATTGGGGAGGGACAATATCCCAGACAGGGGGTTCAGGAATATGAACTGCTTCTAGTTCCCATTCAAAAGTATTACTGGTGTCATTGCCTGCTTCATTCTCTACATAACAGGACATGGAGAGAACTTGAGCAGGGACAGTATCTAGGATTGTGACAACACCTAGAGAATCAATAGTTACTCCAGTAGGATTACCTATCAATGCCCAGTTTTCTAATCCTCTACCTTTTACCCATGTAGTCATGGGGATCTGATAGATAGTTCCTTGTTGGGCAGATCCATCAGGAACAATATCCCAGACAGGAGGTGTTATAGGAGCAAGTTCTCCTGCTCCCTCTCCTGTGGATCCTTGAGTAGAACCACTTTTACTTTTGACATGAGAAACCATTACTTACCCCAAGATAATAGTTCCAGTACCACTAAATTCTATATCGTTCATAGGAGCAGGTTGTGGCCCCCACTGAGTATCAGCCAAGATTGTGAATGGAGTTCCACCACTAATAGTGACTGTGACATCAGTTGTAGCAAATACTGAGAGATAAGTTCTATGCCTATCGAATGGGAGATTCCCTACTGGAATAGCCCGCATATTAGTTTGGTCTCTCATTCTTCATCTCCAACAATTCTTAATTTACGTTTAGCTCGTTTAGCTTTTAGTGCTTCATTAAGGGAATCCATATCTTGATTATCCTTAATAGAGCATGTGATTTCATTGTCCTTTAAAAACTTAACAGCAATAGAAATAATAGAAGGACTTGGCCCCTCTTCTGTCTCTAGATTCTCAATGAGAACATCAGCTACTCTGCTGTGTAATACACCTAATGCTTCTTCTGATGCTTTATTAGTCATTAAGAAAACTCCTGAATATTCCTGCCATAATATTAGTAAACCCTATTGTTCCTAATGGAGCTAATGACTGTATCCGTGCATAGTCATTATCATTCATTGGCTCACCATTTGTGACTCTGTTATGGGCAGTCATCATTTTAGTGGCATATGAAAGAGCAGGCATTTCTGTATGAAGTCCTTCTACAGGATGACCACCCTGACCTAATCCAAAAGGGTGTCCCATAAATTGAGAAGCATATGGCCCAATAGTTGGAGTCATACCGGCTACTCCCATATAAGCCCAAGTATCAAAAGGTAGATTCTCTAACTGTCTTTCAAAATAATCTTGTCTCTCACCTAATGGTTGAGCACCAGCAACAGATGCATATCTAATAATTCTTGCTCCACTTGATGATGCAGCATTAAGAAAAATACCTGTAGCTGCTTCTTTGTCAGCAAATTTAAGTTGTCGTGCTTGTTGTTTCTCAGCAGCAAGTAAAGGGTAACTCTTAAACTGCATCATAAATGCAACCCAAGGGTTTTCCATCATATGTGACATTTCACCAGCAAAACCTGATTGGACGTTCTGTCCTGCATGTCTATTTAAAATAATACCTGCTTCATCTAAATCAGCTTGTGACCATTTATGTATGTTTAATTCTCTTATGATTCCCTTCTCATCAACGTCAGCAAACTTCCTTATATTCTTAAAGAACATATTATTTGGATCTTCTATATCAATACCCAGATCCCTAAATCGTTTTACTGTTGTAAAAGGTTTATCTCCTCTCATTGATTTAGATACATCTTGTAATAGAGAAGCCATTGTTAATTGATCTTGCATACTCCTAATAGCACCATAACCAGTAAATCTATCCTGCATGGCTTTCATAGTATTTCTATATTTTCCACCAGTACCAAACTCAATAGCTTTACTTAATGCACCGAAATCACTGTCATGCTGCTCATAATGGATATTTCTTCTTAAAATGCGATGTGCGTTTTGAAATAACCCAGTCATTTCTCCTAACTCACCCATTAATTTAGTATCACCCATTTGTTCTGGGGTAAGTTCTATTCCCCTAGCTTGTTTCCTTAGTCCTTGTCTGCCACTTAACATTTGAGCAGCACCAATTAATCCAGATATTCCTCTATTTAAAGCCATACCTGTTTCAGCGAGTTGAGATTCTCCCAAGCCACCCATTCCAGCTAAAGAAACAAGATCTCTTACTTTCCTTACATCCATTGGTAATGAACCTTCAGGCTGAAGACCCATCATGACATTTACAATATTACGCAGTGATTTAGTATCAACATGAGTACCAAGTAACTGTGCTTGTTTACCTACATTAGCTATATAGTCATTTATTGCAGCATCACTACTCAAAGCAGGCATAGCTTCAGCAATACCAATACGTGCATTAGCTTCTTTTGAATACCTATCAAAATTACCAGAGGAATCCTTTTCCATCAGATCCACCAGTTTCATGTTCTTACCACCAACTACACCTTCAGCATTTAGATCTAATCTCAATCTCCTGTGTGCATATGAAGGTAAAGCATCATCACCAGCACCCTGAAAGGCATCTACAAATCTTTGTATATCTGATGGCCTTACTTCATTATTTTTAAGTCCATCTACAATTTCTTGTAGTGTTGGTAAGAGTCCTGATAACTGTTCTTCACCTAAAGGCTGATTACCTTTAGATACAGAATGCATACTATTAACTTTTGAATTAACGACTACTTTAGCTACTTTTGCAGCTATATCTTCATCCATTCCTCCACCAACTAATCCTCTATGAAAGAGAGTAGTTAGTTGTTGTTTAGACTGAGGATCTTTAGTCAGTTGTCTAAATTGATGGTCATCATATCTTTGGTTTTGGTAATTCTTAATTTTGTTTTTAAGAGTTATTCCATCTACTTTACCAATACCATTGTTATGTATTTCCCCATACGAATCATTCAGTACTTTTGCATATTTTTGTATTGGGGCAGAAGCATTAGAGGGCTTACCTAAAAAGAGATCGTTTATGTGAATCATAACCTCTCTATTAATTTGATCTAATTCAGGATGAGTCTTTGCATGACCATCTTGCATGATGAGTCTTTTAATTCTTCCCCATCCAAGTTCAGCTCCTACTTCATCTAGCAATTCTGAATATGCAGTATTAACTTTATGGATACTTCTTTTATGCAGCATGGAAGATCTAATAGCTGCTGTATTAGGTCTAATAATATCTCCTGCAAATCCTGAAGGTGTCTCAAGTATATTGAGAGCAAACATTTGTGCTCCCGGTACTTCACTCTTAAGGAGTCGTGTTGCTAGAGATTCAGTTAGTGGCCCAAATTGGTTTTTTACTGCAGTTTGTAACTTATCATTAACAAATTGATCAGCAATAACTTTTCTATCTGCAGAAGAAGAAAATTCTTCAGTCATTGCTAAATAACTAGGTGATAATTCCAGAGCATCTACATAAGGATTTCTTGCTTTAATAGCAGCAAGATCTAATGCACCATTCATCTTAAATTCAATATCTTCCAATTGTTTAAGCGTATTCATAGCTCGTTCAATTGTTATATTTTTTGCATCTATATCAGCTAGTTGTTCAGTTATCTTATGGAACTGAGTAGGGAACTCATCTTGTAATCTAACAACAGTTTCTAGTCGTTGAACATGGTTCATCCTACCCATAATTCTAACTAGCTCTTCAAGAGTCTCTCCACCATCAATGAAATCCACTACCATGTCATCAGGTAAAGCTCTTTTTATAGTTTCACCTAATCCCTCTCTAAAGGTACGCAATAAATTTACATCTTTTGTACTTGATAGAGTGCGTAATTCTTCATTAAGTTTATGAAGTGACCTTTGAGCTGTTTCAATAGAAGGAACTAAATCATTTTCAACGATATGTGCATTAGCATCTTCTTGATTCATAAAAGAACGCTGAACACGTATACCATTATTAAATCTAAATGTAGCTAATCCTTCTTCTGCACCTTCAACAGCTTGATTTAATCCTCTATATAAATTTCTAACTGTCTCATCATCAAGTACCTCTAGTGGTAGTTCATCTAGAAGATCATCCACTACTTTCTTCATTTCAGAGAGAGTTGTATTGGCATTCTTTTGTGCATTCTCAATATCAACTTGGCATTTTTTAGTAGTCATGCACACGCCCACGCTTTTTCATTAGCTGCTCGAAGTTTTCTTTTAGCTTCTTCTACAGATTCACGAATATTAACTTCCATTTCATCCACTGTTTCTTCAGGTGTGGGTTTCTTTTGCTTCCTTGCACCCTTTAATATTTCTGCTGCGGCTTCATGATCCCCTGCTGATACAGCAGCATCATAAGCAACTCTTCTTTCTTTCTTATGTTTAAGTGCTAGTTTTAATCCTGCTGCTAAATAATCTTTATTAGTAAAGAAGGCAGCAGCAACTACTCCTCCTATTGGCCCAGCTATTCCTGTTGCAACAGCAACTCCTGCAGCACTTGCCACTGTCCTTTTTAACTTATGTTTCAATCTCTTTATTGCTGCATCACCTGCTTGATCTAATTTCTCTTCCATCCAACCCATTAACTTTTCATTAGAAGGTGTCTCTCCTGACATATCCTCATCAATAGCTTCTTTTGCTTTTTTCTTTTCAGCAGTTTTATTAAATTCTTTTACTTTCGCATCAACAGAATCTTGTGCTTTTTCTTTCGCTTTTCTTGCTGCAGTACCGGGATCTGCAAATCCAGTTTCTTTAAGTTCCCCAGGGAATCTCATTGCTTGCCTGACACCTACATCAACACCCCATGAATGTAGGTTTCTTTGCATATCATCATTTAAAGCAGGTAGTTTTCTTAATCCTGCTTGAACACCACCAAATACTGCTGGCAATATGCCGGAAAATGCAGCACTCATAGCTATATTTTCCATATATTCCATTGTTTCAAATGTAGGATCACTGGCATACCGAGGGGCCATTCGTATTGCTTCTTCAAATGCTCCCACAGTAGCAAATCCAGCCATTTGTCTTCCTTTACTACTTGCTGCAACACCCCTCAATACAGCAATACTAGACATTCTTTTAGCTAAAGCTATTCCTTTTACGATTCCATATCCGGGTATTAAATTAGTTGGATCTAAAAAGAATCCAGCCATATCTGCAGCTATTGTTTTACCTATATGAGTATTATGTTCTCTCTTTAATGCTGCTTCCCGTAATCTAATTCGATTAGATTCTCTTTTAGCTAAACCAAAGGTAGGAGCTTGAAGAATGTCATCATGATAAATAGGACTAATACCATGAACTAATGCTTCTTGATTATCCCAAATAAGACCATCGTTTATTTCACTTTGCTGTGTCCCAGCAATAGCTTGATCAGTAAGTCTCCCTATATTGCCAAGCCAACTGTCTCGCTTCATGGAGTTCCATAAAGCCTGACCAAACGTATTTCCTGATGTCCATTCAGGTTCAGGAGTCCAGTCCTTACGCATACTGGGACTATATTTTAGAGCCTCATTAAAATCCTCTGCGTAACGAGTGCTCCCCTGTATTGAAGTTAATTCTTCTCTAGGAGGAGCAACCTCTTTAAATTCAATCCCAGACAGAACTTCCTTACTCTGATCCATAACAAATGTATCAGGTAAGTCACCCTTCGTTATAGGATTGGGATCTAATAAGCTCATTTAAGTTTACCTAAACCTTTTAACCGGGTTTCTAAATCATCAGGTTCTTTTAGTCGGACTCTATCTGCTTGTTCTTGTCTAAATTGAGACCGTCCTTTTTCAAATTCTGCCATAGCTGCATTTTGTCTTGCCTGTCCTTCTTCTCTAGATTCACCTTCTCTAATGAAAGCTACATCAGGTGCCCCTTCATACTCAGTAACTCTTCCTTGATTATGTCTTCTCTTAGATAATCGTCTTTTATTCCATCCTCTTGCAGCATTGATAGGCTCATTAATTAAATTATCTCTACGTCGTTGATCAGCTACTGCTTTAGTAACTGCATCAGCTCGTCTATCAATTAAGCTTTTATTATATTCATGTGCAGGCATGTAGTTATCACGCTCTTCTTGAGTTACATAAGGAGCCAAGAGTTCAGCATCATAGACACCCTTAGAATTAATAGGTACACCATGTTTTTGTACAAATGCATCTACGTTTTCATTAATAATTTTCATATTAATTTCATGATCTAATTGTTCCATAGGAGAACGTCTATCTCCTGTAACTGCTTTCCATGCCTCAGAGTCATGAACAATTGAATCAGCATGAGCAGTTCTTGCTCTATCTATACGTACATTTTTTGGTACATCTTGAGGATTATCTACATGAGGTAAATCCAAAACATATGTATATGCACCCCTATCATCTTTAGGATCATCTCTTGGTATCTGTATACCAATCTGACCATTACCTAAATCAACAGGTACTGCACCATTAGATGTAAGAGGATTACCAAACCAAGAGGTCAACTTAATACCACTTTGTTTTTCAATCTCATCTAAATGGTGTTGGTTGTTACCTACTTCTTTTAAAAACTCATTTAATCCACCTTTGGTATAACCAGCTTCTCTTACTTGGTTATCAGCCTCACCTAAGTTAAAGAAGAATTCTTTACCATTTCCTGTAGATAAATAAGCACCTTCACTACTCACTTTAGCTATCGCATTAGTGAAAGCGATATCTTGTTGTGACTGATTAGGATTTGTATATTGAGAAAGGAGATTAGAATATTCAGTTTCTACAGCATCAAGAATTGCCCTATTCGTATCTCTCTTAGCACGACCAAATATTCCAAATAAAGCCCCTTCATCTGATCCATTCTGAACAGAAGAAAGAGCATCTCTTCTTTGTCTATGTCCAAGAGTATGAGTATTTTCTCCATTATTAGTTAAGGAACCAGTAGTGTTTGTGGGTGCTTGTTTCCCCGGTACTCCTTGTCCTTGTGCCCCTAAACCTTGTGCCTGGTTGAGTTTCATTTGAGTAGCTAATGTAGCTGTAGTTACATTAGGATCTTTTAATTGTGTGTTGGCAAATTCCAATAAACCAAAATTATCTCCCAGTTCTTGATAGAACATAGCTGCTACAGCAGGATTCTGATTCATCATTGTCTGATAAGCATGTAGATCAGACTTAAGTTTTGCTTGTTGACCAGCATCCATATTCTCTAAATCATGATTAAGAGAATTTATAGTGGAATGCATAGCATTAGCTATTTCAGGAAGGAGTATCTTATTCTGCTCCATCATCTTAGCTGTGTAGTCAGCATCATCTATATAATTTTGTTGCCGTTCTTGAGGTGTTAAAGGTCGGCGTTCATAGGTAGGATCATTAGCTTTTTGCCGAGCATGAAATTCATTTTCTTGTTTTTCAGCAAGATGAGTCTGTAATCCCATTAACCTTTCATGGGGCTGCAGTTGTTCATAACCAGTAATATTTCCCCACTGATCTCTTACTGCAAAAGGAGTTTCTGTTCCTTCAGAAGCATCATCCTTTGCATGAAGTGCTCGTTCTTGTCTGTGTCTTCTTGATTCAGCATGACCCCAAGCTGCCTGCCTAACTTGATCCCTAACTGCATTTCTTCCACCTGGAGGAATTGCTTCAGGATAATCTGCAATTAAAGAATCAAATGCTTCTAGGGCACGAGTCTCATTCCCTTGAGCTATATATCCTGTGGGGCCATAAATCGCATTAGAACGATTACCAAATTCCTCACCATTCTTAATGTCATGAACTCTTAAAGCACTTTCTACTCGTTGTTGATCTTCAAATGAAAGTTCATCAAGGAATCCTTCATCCTTAATAAACTGAGCAAATTCATTTCTTCCTTGTGTCAGTTCATCAGCAAATATCTGTGCCATAGCACTAGAAAATGCCAGATCAGACATACCTGACTTTTCTTTTAAGTCACGTAATTCCTGAAGACGAGCCTGACTATCTTCTTCAGATCGTTGAATATTAGGTGAACTTCGATCTGCGTTATATGTTTCAGCTATAGTGGTAGCTTGTTCAAGAACACTCTTTCTATTTTCAGCCTGTAAATATTCTTGATGCTTCCATTCCCTATCTCTCTCTAGGTTCTGGAAATCCCTACCCATAGATGAGGTGATAAGATCTTTCATCCCCTCACTATTATATTTACCAATCTCTTCTTCTAATTGTTCATCTTTCCATTCTTTCCATTTCTCATCATCCCAACTATCAGCTCCACCAGTTTCAAGTAACTCCTGTGCTTTGAGATAAATCCTTCTTGAGTTATCTTCCGCTATTCTTTCTTGGGCACCTCTTAGTGAGGCATCAGCACCAAAGATCCTGTTATGCCAAACATCAGATGCACTATCTGCTGCTTTCTTTCCTTCTTCAGTACCGGCAGCTTCATATGCTTCTAGTTCTTTTTTTCTATTAGCTTCAGCAATAGCAGGTTGAGCAACAGTTCCAGCCACATCAACTAATGCGGCCAAAGCCTCATGGTCTTGACCTAAGTGTCGTGTTTGTAATGCCCCTACTTGAGCAGTGCTTCTTGTTTGTTCTTTACTTGTAGGTTCAACAAGACCTTCATTAGTATTTTGTACTAATTCTCTATGTGACTGACCGAATGACATTACCTACCTCCTAGAAATCCCTGAAGACCTGCACCAAATACCTGAAGTAATTGCCCTCTAGTATCTAGGGGTTCTAAATTGCTTCGTTGAGCATCAGCAGATAATTCTATATCTCTACTAGCCTGATCTATTCCAGCTAAAAAATTACTGGTCTGTGTCTCTATTGTTCCTGCTGCTCTACCTGCGGATGATTCAATTTCTATTTCAGTTAATTCTACTGATTGCCCAGAAGTTCCTGATGCAGCCGCAGATACTTTAGCATTAGCTAAATCTGCTGCTTCATTCATTTCTACTTGTAGTTGTCGTTGTTGAGATGTTTGGGTAATAGTTGCAACATCAGATATCAGTGCTTCTTGAGCCATACCTGCATTAGTATCAATGGCAACCATATCAATAACATATTGTTCCATTTGTCTTTGAGCTTCAGAATTCTTTTGCATGTTGCCTACAATGGCACCAGCGGCACTAACTGCAGCAGCAGCCATAGCTACCCAAGAATGAGCATACTCAGTAACTTCAGGAATTACATATAGGGGTAAGTCCATTAGAATCTCCTTCCTACTTTAATATATGTTCCTCTCCATTCAAGCTGGAGTATTTCTGAATTGAAGGGATCCTCTGTCCATATCTCTATGTCTGCTTCATCATGTCTTTGTTTAAATGAAATTCGATGATAAGCATCCCTTTCAGGATTATCGTTAGTAAATGTTTGAGTAGGCCATCCAGAAGGTGCATTAAGAATATCCACATTAAAAATATCCCCATACGCCCAAAAGCCATAATCAGTGATACGAAATTTACTAGCTGTTTGTGGAGTTCCTGAATCATCCCGTATCCATCTCCTTGATGGCATAAATGCAGATCTAAATGGATAACCAAATGCAGCACCACCACCACCTAGATTAATAGGTAGGTTTATATTTCCACCACCTACTGACCACCCTGTTATCTCTGCACCGGGATTAGGTGCATCTGTTCCTTGATAAACCTTAAGATTAGGTTCATCCATTGGGTACCCAGAAGGGATAGATATAGATGTGTTAATACCTGTAGCTGTATGTAATAAATCTAAGAATGTCACTCTATCCATGAAAGGAGTGACTGCCTGATTCATCCTCATTTCTATTTGATGAGGTGTATCTGAATCATCATTAATAATTAGTTGCAGCTTATTTTCTTTAAAGTTAATACTTAAAATTGTTACATCTTCAGGAAAAATCCACTTAGACCATGCTTGTTGTGGATCTTTTTTATGGTCTCGATACTCATAAATATAAAGAGTATTTTGCTCCAGTTCACTCAAACAAATAATTATATTCAGTGTTGAGGAAGCTGTGATCTGAGTAATGTTTCCCGGTATCAGTTTCTGAACATGATTAGTAATACCTACTGCTATATCTTGGTTATCTGAAGCAGCATCAACTGAGAATCTACTCATGCCTGAAAATAGGGAGGAGTAAGCTACAGAGAAAAATACATCACTTGCATTACTAATAGGTTTAGATGAATCAGTATTGTCATAACTAGTGGTTTGAGGAAGAGCTGCATTTTGTGATGTGATTCCTATAGAACCAATCAATTTATACTGAGCATTCTTACTAAATAACAAAGCATCGTTATTGTGAGAAACAATATGATTGAGAGACAAAGAGTCAGTAGCTGTACTTTTAATGCCAATAGGATCTATAGCTAGTTGTTGAGTAGCAGTATCTCGAAACCACGCATGGGCCTTATCTGTCTGAGACATAGATACTGTCTCACCAGATAACATAACTAGTCTGTCTTGAAATCGACCTATGTCATTAATGGTATTGTTTAAGAATTCAGGGAAAGGATTTGTATCATCGTTTCCTGCTTGTCTTGCTCTGGGACTATGGATATTTTTTAGTCCTAGCTCTATTTGAGGGCCAGTAACAAATGATCCATCTGCATTAATACCTAATACATGAGGTAAGGTAGAGGTATTCCAGTAATTTAATAATGCAGGATCAGCACATTCATTCCATACTACCTCTGGTAAAGCACCAAAGAATCCTTCTATCTTTTCAAAATACACATCATATGTTTGCCCAACTACCAAATCTTTAGGATCGAAGGGAGTGATACCTGCCCAAGTAACATCATTTTCCAATTGTTGAAGCTGTGTCTCAACAACCATCTCACCTGTTGTTTGATTAACAATAGTTACAAATTCTATGTTCTCAGGAAGACCCGGAGCTTCATCAAGAACTAATACTATTATTGCTTCATCACTACCTACTTCTGCATAGCTATGTAGATGGTTAATTAATACTGCTTGTATGGTATTAGGTACTAAATTACCAAAAGGAGGAAGTAAGCCTGGATTTTCAGGATCAGCTATTCGTTGAAAGCCTTTAAAATGAAGAGTCTGTATAAATATATTCTCACCAACTGTAAGTACAGCATCTTCAACTAATGATTCAGCTACCTTTTTAGCTGCATAAGTCTCTTCACCATCTGTCTCAACATATGCCGTAGCTCTCATCCAGAACTGACCTCTATCTGAGGTTTTATCTGGTCTCACCTTAACTACAGAATCATGTGCTGCATATTTAGGTAGGTTATTTATATCCTGAGTTTCATCATTCAGGGTTGCTGCTACTGCATCATTAGCACCATCAGTAGCTGTGATATCTGCATATTCTCCATCAGCTCTCTTAATAAGAACTGTTGATCCTTGAACATGAACTTCATCACTAGCAAAGATAATGGCAGCAATTAATACCCCTATCTCTGTAGCAGTTGTATTAGTACCTGTGTCATCAGTAATGAAATCAGGTACTTCATGCTCAACAGCTAATTGAACATTATCACTACCTGTCCAGATAACTTTTATTTTAGAGAAGGAAGCAGGTGCTTGTTTAATAACAAGCATAGATTCTTTAGTCCATAGTTCTTCTATACTAGAGTTAAGTATTACCTCATTCTTATTCCCTAGATAAATAGTTTCTTCAATATTAGTAAAAGCTAATGAATCATTTCCTGTCAGAGTATTAAGATAACTAGATCCTAAGAAGGGAACTACATCATGTTCAATACCAAACTCATCAAATACCCTAATGAGATGAGTACCACCTGATCCCTGACCCGGTAATATAAATACCCATATCAACAAGTCATTAAGAATAGTTGAGAAGATAACATCTATTTCAGGATCAAAAGAACTTCCAAGTGTTTCAGTAATAAAGTGAGAAGCTGGTCGCTTAACTAATCCCTCCATAGGATCACATCGCCAGTTATCTACCTTCTTAGCGAATATACCAGGATGTCTTTTATCATCTAGGGTACTGATACCTGCGGTAACAGTTTTTACAGATCCATCAACACGCACTAGAAACCACCCCCAGGAAATGTAGGATTCCTTAAGTTATATCTTTTGTATGGTCGAACTCGATACATGAGTCTTTGAAATGCGGGAGTAGTAAATACACTCCTCTGCCGTACTTGTAGATCCTCTTGTTTCAATAAGACATAACTTTCTTGTGCATCACCTTGAATTAGTTGTGCCTTATTAGAATCTTCAAGCTCATGGATAATCATATTTACTGCTGCTCGATACATAATTGCATCTTGAGCAGAGGGAGGTAAGGCATCCCATTCAAGAAGAAGAATAATATCTAGACAAAGATTTATATCCCATTCATAACTATCTTCGTATGGATTATAAGCTTTGCCTTCTCTCTCAATAACAAATTGAGGCCACTGCCCAATAACCTTCAAAGTATTATCAGGTAATACAACTTCATCACTACCATCAGGTTCATAAACCTGACGAATTAATCTATTAAACCACCAACCTTTTTTCTGTACCCAGATAGATGCTTCATTAAGTCTAAGTTGTGCAGAGACAATATCAGGAAGATCTACATTGAGATTGGCAACAGGGGCAGCACCAACATGAGATAGCAGGAAGTTAACTGCTTCTAATTCTGAATAGGACATAAGTTACTCCTGAAATATAGAGTAATTATGAGTCTTTTTAGAAGGATTGGATAGCAACCGGGGATCTCCCAGTCCGATTCAACAACTGCGGATTTTGTTATTGAACTTAACTATCCATAAGATGGTGTCGGTCTTTCCCGACTGTCACTGATATTTTTGTCTCTCAGGAAGACACTCCAAGTCAGATTAAGCCTCAGATAGTGGGTAGTCTTTCCTACCAGTCAGGTACGGGCTGCAGTACCATGCCGATCCTATTTATACTCAGTATCAGTGAGTCATCCCAGCGAGGATTAGGCTTTATTAATTACACCAGCATGTTCCGCACGGTTAGGTGTGGCTGCAAATGCCAGATATGAATCAATGAACCATTGAAGTTCAATATCGCTGTAGTAGACCTTACTTGTCAGAGGAATAGTTTCACCAGACAAGAGAGCTTTAGGCATAATCAACAGTGCAACAACATTAGCCTCTGCAGCACTCACATCGTAGGCTGCGTTGTTTCCTGGGTTGGAGAGGAAATGGTCTGTGACTGTTTCTTGAGGTAGTCGGTTTGTTTTAACAACAGGGATGCCGCAGGAACGCATGACTGTTCCGTTTGCGTAATCTCCATTGCCAAGGGAGTAGTCTGAGTTGAGCAACTTATCATTGCGAAGCAAAGTGTAAAACTGCTCAGGATTAACAAAGAGCGCAGCTCCTTCCAAATCAACATCATTCTCCTCGATGGACTGACACAAGTCCTCAATTGCTCGCTGCAATTTATCAGGATCTTGTTCATCACCTGCTGCATCCAGATCAATTTGAGTACCACCATACCAACCTTCAGGCAGACGAGTAGTACCACCAGTACCATCACCAGCTATGATATTGGCTGCTTTAACTCCTTGAATACAAATTGCTTCATCAAAGAATCGACCAATAATCTTACCGTGATCCTTACCGAGTTCAGCCCGTACATCATAGTGAGCTTGGAAATCATCCAGCAGATGGACATTATTCCTAGCCAAGATAATGGTATCTACTTTCACAGATACATTATCAAAATCTACCTGACCGGGTTCTGGTCGAACTCCAGGTGTAACAGCTTGCAAAGAAGTAGTACCAATCCTGTCGTTAGTAATAGTGTCAGTACCACGGACAGGCTTAACATTAATATACTTCCTCATGATCGATGTTTTGATCATTTGAGATTCTACTTCACCACCATACTCTTCAATGTGCAGTGGGTTAACAGTACCAGTATCAATTTGAAATTGATGACCGGGACGAGTTAGTTCGCCTGTGAAAAACGGGCCATTGATTACATCAGCCATTGGTTAGTACCCCTTCATGAGTGAAAATTGTCGTCTCTGTCGGAGAGCCTGAACTTCTTGAGAAGACTCACCATATTTCGCAACCGCTGGGCCGATTTGTTCCTGATATTCTTTCTTACTCATGATGGCATTAGTACTTTGTGTTACTTCATCTCCCTGCATCAGTGCAGGTCTCTCTATATATTTTCCTGATGCTTTGTACTTACTAAATAAAGAATCTATAACTAACTCAGCCTTAATACCACCAGCACTGAGCATTTCATTCATTGCTTTGCGATCATCAGAAGATAGATTTACTGATTCAGACTTAGCAAACTGCTGTAACCCTGACCATGTTTCTTCAGGATTAGTTCCACCAAATTTACCAAATGCATAATCTTTAAGTCGCTTACCTTCTGCTGCCCCTGCTTCTCTTACTGCAGCAACAGATGTTTCAAGTTGGTTAATAACTAACTTGGCTACATCATTACCTAGTTCCTCGACTAGTTTCGCTTTGCTAGTTAGAGATAGTTCTTGAGTACCAACTACTTCCTCAATGATTCTATCAGCACCTTCAAACTTAGAGTTATAAAGTAAGTTGGTAATCTGATCTATGTGCTCATTACCACTAGGCTTAAAGTTAGCGGTATCTAGTGATGCTGGAGTTGTAGGTGTATCAGGTTGTGTCTCAGGTTGAGTATTAGCTGGAGCATTATCCTGATTAGTTAAACCGTGATTCTCACCTGCAGCAACAGATTGTTGATTAGCTTTACTTGCAGAACTTGCAGCATTAACTGGGCTTTGACTTGGCCCTGCTGGAACTCCAGGTGTAGCAACTTGAGATCCGGGAGCTGGAGTTGCTGCTTGTACCACTGCTGGGGGAGTATCACTCATTTATTAATCTCTTGTGCAATATTTCTAAGTACTGCGACATTACAGTATGTTGTAATTGTAATAGTTTTCTATGTTTAGGTGTTAATGTTGCAAACATAGGGTCATGCCATATAAATATTTCTAATGAATCTAAACTGCTTTTTAATTTTTCAGCTTCCAGTGTTATGTTTTTGTGCCAATCATTCATATACCTTCAACCCCTAACTGACCACCTAATCCTTCACCTGCTGCTTCATTAAATGCAGTCTCAGCAATTTGTTCTTGTTTTTCTTCCTGTTCTGCTTCTACTTCTTCAGATGATTTAACGAACTTGGTATATTCCAGACCCCTATTACTGGCTAGTACCTTAGCCATATCGTCATACTTAATAAAAGGAATCATTGGTTCAGGTATATTAGCCATCATAGCTAGATCATTAATGAACATAATAATTTGTTCATGTTCACTATTTCTGGATAGTGATTCTACACCAGTAAGAATGATGGGGTTCAATGCAGACAATGCCGGATTCACTGACTCTAATAATTTCTTTGCTATTGGCTGTTGCATCTCTTCGCCAAGGCGAGAATAAACCCCTCCTAGAGATCCCTCTAGTTCATTTACATTCATTCTTATTTCTTCTGCTGTTACTCTCTCTGCATCTCGGGTTACTTGTGTATTTAACAGGAATGCAGAACTAATCCTACGCTCATATGTTTCCAGCATAGTAGTAGTGAACTGAAGTTCATTCAGTTTCTCTAGCTGGAGGTATGCAATATCAGTAGGAAGACCATGTACATAAGTACCAGCAGGAGACTCATTGAGAGCTTCAACATCTGTCTGTCCCATTGGATTAACAAGAATCTTAATATCACTGGCAATAGCAGCCAGATTTAGATTGGATTCAGATAGAGATGAGATGACATGAAAGTCACCTGAATATTCTTCTACTAATCCATTCCCATAATCCTGTCCCCGTATCAGATTCCAAGTGAGTGCAGTCCACGGGAGTTTATCTTCAGGATAATTACCAGTAGTGGTAATAAGTTCAGCTTCTAATTCTTGTTTAACAAAGAAAGAATCAATTCCATTCCTAGTGATGCCAGTATAAAGATCTACTTTCTGGTCATCCTTAAATCCTTTACCCATCATCTCTGTTCTAAATTCAGCAGGTAGAGTTTCCATACTCTTCCTGTCTCTAGTGATGATTTGAAGAATGGCTCCACTCATATCCCGTTTAACAACATAATCTCTCATGTTGTATACCTGGGCAGGAGCATCAAATTCTTCTGGATAAAAAATCAGAGTATTACCCAAGGCAATAAGATTCTTCATAGCCAAGATGACTGCAGTGCGTAACTTAATCTGTTCTGCATTACGCATTGCTTGTTGTTCAGCTCGGCTAGTAAAGATATCTATATCACCGGCAGTAAAACCTTCTTGTTCCTGCAACATAACATCCTGTTCAGGAGTTAGTTCAATCTTAAAGAAGGGTCTTGAAGGAGGGAAAAGAGTAACAGCGATTTTATTACTGAGATGATTAAGAGCCTGTGCTCCTAAAGAATTATAATCATTCTGCATCTCAGTAGTGGAGTAATACTCTTCATGTGGAAATAGGAAGGGCAGTGTCCACCCTGCATAATCTTCCCATCGGTGTTCCAAGTAGGATCGTTCCCCTATCAGGAAATCAAATTGCTGCTTGAGGTCAGTCTCAACAGAGGACAATCCAATACTCATATCACTAGCCCAGTAGAACCAAAACCAAAGAGATCATCTTCATCATCATCAAAGCCAAGTGAGATACTTGCTGACTCTGCTATACCCTGACCTTCAGTAGTCTGAAATATAGCTCGTTCCATTTCATCTCTACGTAGCTGTTGCTGCCGTGCTTCTTCTGCTTTTGCTGCTTTTTTAGCAGCATCTTTTTGTTTCTTCTTTTTCCTACCACCACCAAATATTCCAAAGGGATCTACTAAAGCCATTAGCCTAATCTCCTACCTACCACTTTCGTTTCAATGAACTTAAGCAGGTCTTGCTTACCTTGCTGATAAGCAATATCTGCCAGAGTCATATTAGGTTTCCATTCTACTTGTTGTAGTTTACTACGAATGAACTCAATATCATTTTTAACTAATCCACGAGGGTCTAGTTTAATAACTTCCTTCTCTACATACCTAATATCAGGGATGTCATCCGAAGAAGTAGGGGTTGGTAAGGACTTCGGTGCTGTCATATGTTCCATATTCCGGTAGCTGGGGTAGGGGTGTTACTTCTTCCCATTGTCTTTTAATACCTTCAAGAACATCTGGGATATATAACTCACAAAAACATTCGTTAATGATCTCTCTAAATCTGTGTGTATCTGCTGCATAGGTACCAGCACAATCATGAATAGAGGTAAGGGTACTTATACCCTCCCTATCTCCCTTATTTATTAGCATCACTAGGTGACTACTTTCTAAACTCTGTATCAGATTTGGTGTGAGACTAACTCTAGATTTTTCTTTCAGTACACCATGAGCCTTATCTCTATAGAAAATAGTCTTGTTACCAAACAACTCAGTCTTAATAGAGTCAGTAGTGAATAGTGTGTAGTGCTGATATACAGGGAAACCAGCAGGACTGACCCAACTTACTACTGAATCATGTTGAGCCAACAGATCACTGCTTGCTCGTAACCAAGCCTTCAGTTCTTTAGCTGATTGAACATACTCATCAGTAATATCTAAGATCATCTGTGCTAAATATCTTATGTAATCCCAGTTCTTTAAGTAGTTTTGATCTAATCCATATCTATGTGCATTAGCATTTATGTATTCATGTATCGCTAGGCTGGCCCCCCTTAAAGTAAGACCATATGGAACTGGCATAACAACAGGTTTAACTGTGTACCTATCTATTCCACCACGGAGTAAGACTTTTCCCAACGGGTTGTCAGTATCTGCGGTAAGCCTATTAATGAGTTCATTTGATACATCAGAGTAGATATCTTGCGGTAGTTTTGAATGAGTAAGATTAACTCTGGCACCTCCTTGGTGGTCATGTAACAAGGCTGACATGTGTTGGAAACCATTGCAGCTACCGTCGAGGGTAACTGGCAAATGGGATATAAATGATTCGGAGAATTGCATTCGGGATAACTCATCCCACTCTCTACAAAATGCAAAGAATCTGAAGGGGTCTTTAGCTTCCTTAAGCAGTGCTCTTCCTGCATTGCTGTGTGGTTCCCGGCTAGATTGTTGTATCCCTTCCAGGTTATCCATGACCCATTTATATCTATCAGAGTAAGAGACCGAGTTGTATCCATAACAATTAGCTCCATGAACAGCTAACCATTTAATACCGGACTTACCTAATGGTTTGCCATGTGAGAATTTAAGTAATGCTCTCACATAATCTGTACCTTGTGGATTAATATAACTACTACAAGCGTATAACCTGCCTCTAAAGTCACAGTTATATACAAACCAAAAAGGAATATCTTGTAATATATTAGCAAGAGTAAGTACATTCTGTAGTAATAATACTTTGCTAACATTAGATCTATTCCATTTAATTATTTCACTAGCTTCCTTACCCCAAGCTACTCTTGCTTCTGCTTGATCCTCAGGTGGTCTAGGAGAAACTTCTTTCTTTGTTAATGAGGGAAGAACATCTGGGAACTCACCTAATTCCATACATGATTTAATAAATACTAGAACAGACTCATTGATCCTCCATTCTGTAGCTTGGAGTATATTAGCAGCACGAATATGGGCAGCAGGGTTATGCCTATTAGTAAAATCTCTCTGCTGTTTTGTCTTGGTACGTATGAAAGGTACAGTCCTAGATATATCAATATCATGGAACCCACCAGTAATTGATCCTGATTCATCTCGTTTCCATGCAATTGGTTTTTCAATACAGGGTTGAGTTGAAGTCATTCTATTTAATAGGTAGCTAGTATGCTCACTAATAAACTCAACTAATTCTGATGTAGCTTCAAGATAAAAGGATTTTCTTGTACCTGTCTTAATAGTTTTAATCTGTATGTAGTCATCCATCACTCTTGTGACAGATTTAATAACTCTCAAACCAATCTGTACTCGAATTCGGTTACCCCAAGGTTCCCAAGTCTTACCTAGATTCTGCCATTCTTTTTGTACAGCACGTATTAGTTCATCTTTCTTACCTTTTTTATTACTGTGCTCCAGTATGTGTCCCTTCACATGAGTGAAGTCCTTATTCTCTCTATTAAATATATTAAGAATTTGTTCTTCTTCTAATCGTTTACCTATTGTTTCAGCTATATGGTTTACCTGATTCTTATTCTTTTTAGTTTGAAATATACAATCCAATATAGTCATCAACCCTATGTAAGCAGCTCGATCATAATCTTTAAACAACTTACCGTGTACATCAGTTACTTCTACTGCATCTTTAAATATAGCGGCATACTTGCCACCAAGTCCTCTGGTTTTTCTATATGAAAGATCCTCCAGTTCATCACTGATGTACCGGAGGTTCTGATTAATTATAGACTGACCGACAGCAGTTTCAGATGCATACCCTCTATCAAAAGATCCGTGGATCCTTGATGAAGTTTTATCTCTCTTCTTCTGTCGGTACAGAAGTTCCCATTCAACTTCAGTCATTAAGGATCAACACAATTGGGACATCCTACTGGTGCTGCATCAGCCTCAAACATTAGTTCAATCTTCTTCTTAGTAATCTTGTCTGTATCTTTAGGATGAATATTTCTAGAGAACACACGATTCCAATACAGAATGTTATCTAGATCTTTTTTAGTAAGAGCTAAGATTTCTCCTTGTGTTGGTAGTCTAGGCTTCATTTGTTTGAGCCTCTAGGAATTCAAAGAAATCGACAAGATGACTGTGAATATCCCAGTCCTTATTAAACAATTCATTATATTGCTGGGTACCTTCCATGAGTGCAGCAAGATGTTTTTCTAGTGAATCTTTTCTTGCCCACTCTCCATAACCTTTAAGGAAATAGAACCAAGATTCTCTATTCTTAGCCAGGTCAGCAAGCTTTACTTCGTCTGTTTTCTTTTGAGTCGTGCTCTCTTGTTCTTTAATAATCGTTTCTCCTCGCTAGTTTTAAAACTGGGATGATCCATCCCATGAACATCTACATTATGTCTGATGTAATAGTCAGCCATCCTCTCTAATAAATAAGCTATATCTAAATGGCTGTTCACATCTACCGATGTATGCCACCTCTCAATACAATTAATTATCTTACCTTCGAGAGAATTACAGCCACTACATAACACATCCCTTATCTGACCATGCTTATGGGAATGATCAAGACAAGGAGTGTGTTTAGCTACAGCCTTTTTCTTTTTGTGATTGTAGTAAGCCTCACTAAAATCACAGCCACAAACAGCACACTGATTATCCTGTTGTTCCTGGAATACTTTTCGTAGTCCTGCTATTTCACTGTGTTTTACTTTCATTTCTTTACCAGTTCCTTGAATCCAAGTTCCTTAGCTATACGATTACACTCGTGATAATCATAAACATCACATCTAACACCAAGATACCTACGCCATGCAGCTCTCTTTTGTTTCTTAGTACCAGTGAGAGTGACAACATCTACTGTCTGAGACATTTCTTCATTAGCCTCATTGAGTGGTACGTAATATCTAGTCATCGTCTCTTACCATATTTACGATCCTTTTCTTTTTCTACTTGTGCTCTTCTCTCTCTATCTCTTTCATCTTTAGCATACATATCCCTTACATCAGATCTGGTAGGGGTATCTCTATCATCTTGTGGATCATAATGAGTAGGCATCATCTGTTCCTCATGAACTGTGCAAAGTCAGCATGTGCTTTCTCTCGTGTTGTATTTATTTCTTCTAGCTCCTGTATACGCATCTCTTGTTTAAGTACGAATGCGAATAGAGTTTCTAGATCATCTTTATATTGATTCATAACAATATCTAAATTTTTCATCTTACCCATGCCTTAGTTCCTCAAACCATTCTTCAACATCTTCATTAACTGTTCTTCTCATCCACAAGAGACGAGCCTGCTCTAACATCATTTCATAGGGAGTACATTCCATACGGACATGCTCCCAGTTAAAGAAGATTGCTTTAGGTCGATACCAACTCTTATATGCATTCAATACATATTGGTAAGCACTCTTATCAGTCTTACAGGTCTGCAGATACCGAGTAGCTAATACTCCACCAATCTTTTTGGCATCTTGTTCCTGAAACATACGTTCATATTTAGTCTGAGCTGCTCGTTTCTGTGCTGCAGTTAGTACTTTGCCATTAGGCATCCTTCCAGTAGCAACACGCTTCTGGATATCTGCCATTGCTTTGTTGGGACAGTACTCAAGGACTAAAGATTTAGATAAGAAGGGTAAGCCAGGTATATTATCTGCTGAATCACCCATCAATAGTTGGTGCCAGAACCAACTGGTTCCCTTACCCACTACCTTTTTCTTACCATTACTATCTAAAACAGTACCTGTTTCTCCATAACCTAAAGGGAACTCCTCTATTTCAAATGTATCTTTGTTTAAGTGTTTACCCGGTACCATCCACAGATCTTTATCAGGACTGAACAACACATCATCCTGTCCAAACTGTATTGATCTATACATAGCCTGACACATGGAGTCATCAGCTTCTTGTTCATACTGAGGGTCAGAACGTACATTGATATTACTGAACTCAGCCATCCACATTCTGAGATCTAATACTCTCTGGGATTTATCTTCATTTGTTTTACTTCTATTCCCCTGATACTTTTTAACCTGAGCTATTTGTTCCCTACCTCCCTTTCTTCCCATAGTGAGGTGAAGAACAATAAACTCTGCTCCAGCAAGTACTCGCCATGCAGTAATCAGTTCCTTTAAATTACTGACATTCTCTGCATAGGTTTCCTCTAAATTACATGCCTTGTAGCTAAAGATATCTGCATCAGCATGAAGGACTCTTCCTGGCACCATCTTTGGTGCAGTACTAACGATAGGGGTATTCAATCCTTCATAAGCTAACTTCATGATGTCGTTTTCGTTCATGATCACCACCTACCCTTCTCATTACGCACATCAATATGAGTAAAGGTTTCATAGATACCTATGCCATATCTATCAGGATATTCACCAAGTAAATAACCCTGCACTTCAGCAGGAGTATAATTACGTGCTTTAATATCTGCAGCTTTACCTAATAGATGCTGACTATCAGGTGCTCCTCCAACAGCATCACTAGCATTATGAGCAGGACACCTATGACCTGAATCAATAATGATTGGCCCCATCTTTACTCGAAGATGAACAAGTACAATTAATAATTCTGCATCAACTGTATCGCAATCACACTTGCCACAAGAACAAGCAAACTCATACCTTTTAAAATATTGATGCATAATTAATCCTTCTTTTTAATTTTATTACATAGATCTTTATATAAGACTTGGACACCTTCCTTAAAGGTATACATTCTTGTATCTCTATCTTCAATCTTATCAATAGCTATACATAGAAGTACAAAGATAGTCATTACAGTAAGGCAGATAATTACAAGAGTAATCATTTATTTAATTTCCTATTTAAAAGGACATCCTTGTCCTGTTATTGGTAATAAGTTTAATCTAGAGATGGATCACAAGAGATAATATCAATAGACATATCATTTAAAGCACCTCCTTCTACAAACAATTGCTCTGCCTTACTACCATGCAGAGCAATATTCTCATCACTCAGGATAAGATTCTGGATCCAGTTCTTACTGGTTCCATCTTCTTTTTCACCTTCAATGAATAAGCTTTCCCACATCTTGTGATAACCAGCATCAGGCATACCGGGAGCTTCCCACATGAATAGACGGGGCTTCACATTCATTTCTGGTACTGGGATGTCCTCATATTCTCCTGTTGGCATTCCGAGATTAGTAATGGGAGACCGAGGAGCACCGATACTATACACACCATCTTTATCGAGGTTCGCATAAGTCTTTTCCTTATAAACATTGTGATAAACCGTACCCAAGAATGCCTGACCTAAGAATCTACTCAGTGCTGGGATAGTATCTTTTTGATAATGAACTGATCCGTCATAGTTCAGTTTATTAAATAGAGCCATGTACTTACTCTTGGCATGTCCAGACTTGTTAACTCTGACCATGACCTTGTGATAGCCCTTAAACTCACCAGACTTATTGAGAATCTTGTGATCTGGATGAACTAATTCAAATTCAATTAGTACCTTTTTATTTTCTTTAGCCTTACCTTTCCATTCACCTGCATAGGTACCCAGTTCAATTACACTACACAGCCTTAATAGAGCCACACCTTCTCTAGGGGGCTTAAAATCACCACCACCAGCAGCAGTATCGACTACATCTTGCGTTTCGTTGGCAATATCCATCAAACTCATATTCTGTATCCTTTATAAAATTTTTTAGTCAAAAAAATGTCATGGAATCTAATTAAGGTTCTATATAGTGCTCCATGTCGTACCAATTGTTACCAATCTCTACACTCACTGGGAATGGGACATTTATTCCCATATCAAAATAATAATTAAATACGTTAGGCACCTTCTCCATTATATGACGAGTTATCTTTACCACTCTGTCTAATTCATCAATATGACTGTCGATTAAGACACAATCATGTACGGTATTTACTAAATAGGCTTTATTTAAGAAATTATTCTGTTTATTGAATTCCCTCCATATTTTACCAATTATAGTTTGTACTATCTCTCCACCTAGACCCTGTACTGGCCAGTTTTTTCTTTCAGTTGGAGAGAAACCTAAAGGCTTACCCTGCTCTTTCATGAAGTCAGGGGTCTCCTTTTCAGTCCATATATACCTAGTTCCTGTAGGAGAGAACCACTGACCTTGTTTAGGCCAGTAGGTAATACCATTTATTGTTTTTGGATTACCAAGTGACTCTCTGGATTTATGGATTGCTTCTTCAACTGAGGCATCAAAGGCTGAGATTCCTGGGTACATTGCTTCTTCAGCAATAATAAGTTGTTTAACTTGTTCCCTAGACATTCCTGTTGAGTCTGCAATAGCAGATACTCCAGCTCCATATGCGCGTTGAAAAGTGAATCCTTTAATTTGTGTTCTTTGTGCTGAAACGACAGGATCACCAGAAAGATGAAGATGTTTAAGATCCCTATAATCATCACCAGTCGCAGCGGATAGACGTTTAACATGAAAATCTATTCCTTCTCTAATGTCACTGCAGAGTTGTTTATCTTGACTGAGAACTCCTTGAACAATAACTTCCAATTGTGAGTAGTCGATCTCAATAATTCGTCCATGTCTTCCAAATCTGCTAATGAACATCCGCTTAACGAGGGATTTATCTCCTCTTGGAATATTTTGCATATTCGGGTCTGATGAACTAAGTCTGCTTGTAACTGTAGAAGTGTGGTTAAGCTTGTGATGTATTCTTCCATCAACGTCAACAAGAGTGAGCATTCCTTTTCTATTACCATTCTTATCTTCGCTCCAATAGTAGGTAGTTAAATCCTTAGATATCTTCTGTGTTTTAGCTAAATCAATAAGGAAGGGGATCCGTCTATTCCCCAATTCCTCAATAACTTCAGAGCTTGTTCTATAAATAGGATTACCTGCTCCATCATTAAGAGCAGTTTCCCATTCCTCTTTAGCCTGAGTTTTACCCTCAATGAAATGTAAAACATCTTGAATAGCACCTTTAGGTTTAGTCAGATCAGGCACTGTTTTATTCTTATATTTAATCTCCCCCATCCTCTTACCTGATTGGTATCGGTAGGGGATACTATGACCATCCACTGCTGATTCAACCATAACTACTTCTTTCTCTACCTTCTTTGCATAGAGCTGATTACCGTTACTATCTAAATACGGTTTCCATTCTTTATATTTGGCAACTCCTCCAAACAGGAGATATGAACGGTGATAGTTGGATTTCCAATTGAAGGTAAATCCTTCAGGGAATCCAGGTAATTCATCATTAAGTCGATCAATAAGGTTGTCATATTGAGACTGCAACTGAATTCTATCTCGCTCTCCAATCTGTTCATCTATCTTTAATCCTCTATATTCCATCTCTGTAGTGGCAAGTAATCCATCCATTCTATTCCATACCATTTGTAGGAAATTAGGATGGATATTCTGTGCGTGTTGATACTGCTCACTAAATATTTGATAGGTGTTATCTACATCCCCTTTTAAATATTTTATTAAAAGATCCTCTGGGATCTGAGGGGTATCAATCCCTTGTTCCCATAGAGCTTTAACCTCATCTATCTTTAAGGATCCTCCGTATTCCTCTGTAATTGAGTCCATTGAAACCATGTGTGAGGATTGTTGCATTCCTTGCAATAGATAATGAACATACTGGCAATCCCATATCCTTCCACCTCTACGGAAGTAGTCCTGCAACTCACTTTTGCTCCACATGTAGAGCAGGTCAAACTTGATGTTGAAGCCAATTAGTACCTCCGTTTCAGGTGTAATAGGTACATAATGATGAAGAAACCCTTGATGATCTGCAAAATAATTACAGAAGGTATCTTCATCATCATGCTTGTATCCTGATGCCACTACCCAATTTTCAAGACAGAAGGGGGAAGCTTTTCTCTTATTATAAGTTTGTACTGTTGTTTCCAGATCGAGAGTGAGAGTTCTCATTTTTTAATCTCTCTAATTTCATTTGATGAGCATATAAGCCTGTTTTAATGTCCTCTAATTTAATTAATAGCTGTTCCTGATCCCGGATATATGCAGGTTTGTAACAGTTCCTTGTATTGGGGTCAGCTAGATACTCCTCTCTATATGTATTAAGAGTTTCTCTAGCTGCTGTAATGGATTGTTTAACTAACTTAATCGACGCGAAGGATGAGATCTTTTCCATCTTCTTTGTTCCTTATGCAGATAATTTCATACTCATAACAAAAAATGATTTCCTTAGCTGTAGTAATAGTAGCTATGGGGTACAAATCTGGATCGCTGGGATAGCTATATATACCTTCTTCATTTACAGATCCCTTAGTACCAAACGGATCTAAGGGGTAACCATAATGCCACTCAATTATTTCTTTTATAGGGGCATTCTCTATAATTGAGTTTTGTGCCCAGGCATAGATAATCTTAGTCCTATAGATCAACATTGCCTGTGTATACACCGCATTAAACTTTTCAAAGGGGTCATAATTAATTGTAACGACTCTCATTATTTCAATTCCTCATGAAGTTCAGACATCATCTTCTCAATCTTTTTTAAACGCTTATTTATCTTAAGCAGCAGATCTAATTGCTCAACTACTGGAAGAAGTTCCTTAAACTCTTCTATTGCAGGTTCTACAACAGGGGGTGCTTTATGTACTTCTTTTTCTTTCTCACTCGCTACAAACTCTATCAAGTCTTGAGTAAGCAGGTTGTGAGTTTTACAGATACGCTCTATACCACTAAGGGTCACACAGATATTGGGTCTACCGGGAATCCCATTGATGGCACAACGAAAAGCTTCGTTTGTATTGAGTTTCTTAGCTATTTCACTACTCTTAGCTGAAGTATTAACAAACCCCATTACATCCATCATCACATAGCCAGTTGTTCCCAAGTAATTACCTGACCGGATATAGCTTTGTCCACAAGCAAGCAATTCAACTTCCATCTTCATATGTTATCTCCAGAGAATAAAAAGCCCTCACTAGGAGGGCATA